CTATTCAAAAAGTCCTCTCGGGCGTATATAAGGGTTTCCATTGCCGCTTTCAGGAATACCAATTCGATAAGCCGCTTGTAACGGAGATAAATAAACCGCTTGGTTAACGTGCTCTTTTGGATAATACCCTGGTGCAGGATTTAACGAATACTTAAAGTGACCTGAAACATCAGCATGGTTTACTCCAGTTGAATCACGATAGAAGTCAATGGTGGTAACTCGATCATTACCCAGAGCTATTTGTCGACTAACATTCGCATATTTGTGAGCCCCAGTAGACAATGCATCAACAGCGCTAACTACGCCGCGTTTTAAGCTGCGAGAGCTATCCATGTTAGTTTCGGAATTAATATCCCAACTGTTCGGTAACTGACTTGCTGGTTCCATAAACAAAGATGAAAAACTTCTTTTGTCTACAAGTGTTGCATAATACGTCAGATCGCCTTTTGAAACTAAGCCTGTATTCAATAATTGTGTCGCTGGAACGTTACTATCAGCAGCCCCACCTAGCATTGATAAAACAACATTTTCAAAGTCACTGGTAGAGGTGGTTTCAGCATACCTTGTATTATTCAATTTCTGATACAACTCGCCTGCAGAAGTAAGGTTTTCTGTTTTGAGCATGCGTGGATCGTTTAATACTGGATCACGCACCCACTCTGTGTTCAACAATATGCTGCCTTCTAGATCAAATCCGTTTGACAACATATCTGGTAGCGCAATTTCTGGCTTAAAGGTATTCTGATATACCCACTCATCAACCAAAGGGACGCTAACTTTTTTCGCGCTCAAATCTGCATCTAAATTTTGTTTATACGAAACAGTATCACTTCGTCTTTGGCTTTCTTTTTGACTTCTAACAACCTGCGCTACTTCAAAATCAGCATCAAATTTATCTCGTTGCGCTTGGCCTGTTTTGTTGATGCTGTTTGTTGATTCTTTTTCAGCGCCAGCAGTCGTACTTTTGGCGATATCTGCCATTGGCTCATCAATATTACCGAGCTTGTCCAAATTAATTAACTTATTAGCTCGGTCTTCAATGGCTTTTTGCTCTGCTGCCGTTAAATCTTTTTCAGCACTCATCCCCTCAACAATGCTATTACCCAACGCATTGCCAAAGGCGTCGTAATGATACAGATTTCTTTTCATGTCCTTAGCCCTTTCTGTCTACCCCGTAAACTTCGCTTTATGATCAATAGTTTACTGAAATTCTAACCCAGTCACCTAAAATATTTATCAACACATCATACTGATAGGCTTTATAACTGTCTGTAATTTGCCTTGTATAATTACCTATTCTAAATTCACGGTTGCTTAGCGCGCTTAGCAGCGCCATAATTGCGCTTTCAGTTTAGCAATTTTGCAATTATAAAAAGCACAGGTATAAAACACTGTATTTATGAACAACACTATACAACCTACCATCCTCTGGCATGATTTTGAGATATAAATAAAAAACCTTAAATATCAAATCATTAAAACAAATATAAAAATAGTATACACATTCATATACACATCACTGTATCGTGACTATGTTGACACATTCAATTCACTAAGTTAGCATTTGTTATTGAACAATTTTTAACTCTCGGTATCTAACTGTTATAAACAGTAGACGAGTTAAAAAATAAAACCAGTTTAGGAATAACATTGTGCGTCAATGTTGATGTTGAAGTGACACTCCAAATAGATGTAAACCTCAAATTTGAAATTAACCATTTTATTTTAGAGGAAAGCGAATATGACGAGTAAAATTTTAAAAAGCGTGAAAAAAAGAATCGTGGCGTGTCTGAGGGATGCTATGGAGCAGATTCTATTTGGAGCGAGTCTCTTAACTGAAAATAAACAAACAATGCCCTAAAAGAGCGCTATGAGGGGGTTCGACTCCCCCATCTCTCAATACCAAATGGAATTGATTAATATGTAATTGAATTAAACTATAAACTAAAATATTACAGATTTGATTTGATTATATATTTATTAATAAATGCGAACATAAAACGAGACACAAAGGAATGCCCAGTAGAATCAAAAACTTTAAATTATTCAAGCAGGCATTAAACTTATGCAAAAAACCAGAGTTTTATTTCGTGGTTTTACTAGCTATTTCGATATTACTTCCCTTTATTGAGCTTTTTCAGGCTTCTATTGTTTTCGGCTTTCTAAGCAGCATTCCTGCACTTCTCTTTATTTACAAAAGACATGGAAAATTGAGTGGCCTAATTTCCTCATTCCTAGTGCCCCTTATTTACTTACCTTACATATTAGGGTTATATTCTTGGTTTTATACTCACACAGGCTTGCTTTACAATCAGGTACAAGTACATGATTTTTTTAGTGCTTTGTATTTCAGCGTAGTTACATGGACAACACTTGGCTATGGCGATTTTCAACCAAGCGAACATATTAGGCTTTGGGCTGCAGGCCAAGCAATATTTGGATATTTGTTTATGTCAATATATGTGGCAATTCTTTTCGCTGCGATCACGAAATTTTCTGAAGAAAAAACAAATAACAAAGCCAAACTGAGAGGCCTTATGTTGATGCTAAAATATACAAATAAAGTTTATGGCTTCTTTATCACGTCCATTGACCCTAAAATTAGCTCACCTGAAATTAATCGCATTACTTCCCCAAAAATCGAGTTATTAAAAAAAGAGTTACAAGAATTCGTACTAGTACACTCTATGCGTTTGGATTTAAGCTTTATTGAGGATTTCGAAAACTTACTTTTAGTATTAGAAAGACTTAATAAAAAATCTCTAGTTTTTTGCCACTTAGGACATAATAGCAACGGGAGTTATATAGTCCAACCATTAGCCCAACAACCAGTGCAGATTAATAATGGCATAACCGATATAGCGATAGACGATCCATATACTGAAGTTAATGAAACATTAGATATAATTCATAGATTTGAAGTTAGATATCCATTTGCATTTAAATCAGGTGATTTAAAAAAGCTTTATACCCCAAATCTTAATAAAGACAACTGGTATAAATACTGTAATATTGTAGGTATTCACGAGCAAGAAAAATATTCAGGCACAGCAAAAAATACAGTATTTGTCCTAGATCCTATTGCTTTCAAAAAAGGATTTGAAAGTGACGATATATTAGCTTCAATGGCTAAGCATAAAACTAAATTAAAAACTTTTTTTGAAGATCGGAGCTAGGATACTTGAATAACATAGCCCAAATTATTGAAACAATCTATGGGTATACGTGAGCTGAGGTTCGCCCCCTTAATCAGACCTATTAAACTATTTTTTAGGGAAATTATATATGAACACATTAAACCCATTTTGAGCCTTTCATTTTGAATTTAGTGTAAAGTATTCTGAAATCTTTTCATAAATTAACTTATGCGGATATTTGTAACTATAATGTTGATTGCTATCTGCATGGATAGCTTTGCAAAAACATACGGAAATATTACAGTTTCAAGAGTAACTAGCATCTACGATGGTGATACTTTTCGAGTTGACATTGATAGTTGGCCGGATGTTATAGGTAAAAGAGTACCAATTCGTGTAAATGGTGTGGATACGCCAGAAATTCGCGGTAAGTGTGAGAATGAAAAGCAGCTCGCTAGAAAAGCAAAACAGTTTACTGTAAATCAATTACGTTCAGCTCAAAAAATAGAGCTGAAAAATATCCGGCGCGGCAAATACTTTAGAATTGTTGCTGATGTTTATGTAGACAGCGTTAATATTTCTGAATTATTGATCAGCAACAACCTTGCAGTTCGCTATGATGGAAAGCGAACGAAAAAAAATTGGTGTGAGCAGCAGTAATTACAAACTACCGCTCAGGTACTTGCAACAGCTTTCTAATCTGTTCTACTGTTGATTCTGTCAGCCGACCGTTTTTTTGCGCGTTCTCCAGATCTTTAATTAAATCATCAATAATTTTTTGAGTATCAGTCATTTTTGAATTCCTATTTTCATAACAAAACGATGCTCGTTAGAGCGATTATGAAAAAGCTGGCCAGCTAATTTCCGTTAGCAAATTAGCAGAACAAAATTGACTCGTCATTCAGGAGGGACATTATGTATCATACATACAACATATTTCTGATTTGAAAGGGATTTTTACAAAAATCCCTATGAATTTTAATATTTTGGTGATGTGATAAATTGGCAGGTTTTATTTAATATTTGAAATTAAATATGATGTCATCTATTAGCGTTCGGCCCTCGTCATTTTCTGCTCTGTGCTCTACTAATCGACCGTTCCACATGCAATTAGTCTCTGTAATAAGCCCAAGTTGAAGATCAACTTGGCCCGTTTTGAAATTCACAGCGTTGGTGCTGCTGTCTGCAGTCAATAGCCCGGGAATAACAACTGAAACCTTTGTTATTCCCGCTGCTGTAAAATCGAGGGGTCCGTTTTCATCATTTACAGCTATTTCAGCAATATCCGCTTGACCACAATAAACATTAATTGTTAATGCCATTTGCGCCCCTTAATTATATAAGTGATAACTCGCGGCTAAATACCGATAAACCCGGTATTGTAATTGTATCGCCGTCGGCGTTTAAAATGTCTTTATCTACAATATCTTGCACAATTAAAACCTCTTGATTAACTGTGTCTAATATCGCGGCGGCAATATCATCTGTGTTGACTGCGCTGAGATCTGGATCAACCCCACTTTTTGGGTTGCTTGTAAATTGCAGGTCGTCGCCCACGTCTGTTAAAAACATATCACCGGTTGCAATAGCCGACTGCGCCAATATCTTGCTTTGGGTTGTCGCCCAGTTATCCGCTTTTAACGGGCCTTTTAGTATGACAACCAAATCGCCGTTATCTTTTATGTACTGGTAGCCGTTTCGTTTTACTTTGCTATGCGTGTAATGTGCCATTTTATTTCACTCTCGCTGTTAGTTGGTTTTTAATTAAATGTGCTGTGTAACTTGTTTGTACTAAACTCGCTGAATAACTTTTGTTAATCACTTTAGCGCTTGTGATCACAACCGGCGGTATGCCTTCGCTTAACAATGCGCTAATTGCCTGGTTAAGCTGCTCGGCGGCTTGTATAACAAACTGCATTTGTATGGGGCTTTGCTGCGCGCCGCCCTCGTTTAATTGCTCTGCAGGCTGCGCCACAAAAACACCGGTTGTGGCCGTGGTTAATTGGGTAAATTGGTTTAGCTGCTCACTTTGCCGCATTACAAAAGTTTGGTTTGCTAAACTGCTTAGCTGGCTGGCTTGGTTTTGCTGCTGCGCCGGTTGTATAACAAGATCAAGCGGAGCTATTAGGGTTAACTGGCTGGCTTGGTTTTGCTGCTCACCTGCTGACAAGGTTAAACTAATCTGCTCGGCGGCAGATAGTATCTCGCCCTCGTTTAGCTGCTGCGCCGGTTGTATAGCAAACACCTGATTTAATGCGCTTTGCTGTTGCCCCCCTTCGTTTAACTGCTCACCTGCTGATAAGGTTAAACTAACCTGCTCGGCGGCGGATAATATCGACCCCTCGTTTAGCTGCTGCGCCGGTTGTATAGAAAACACCTGATTTAATGCGCTTTTCTGTTGACCCCCTTCGTTTAACTGCTCACCTGCTGATAAGGTTAAGCCAACCTGCTCGGCGGCGGATAGTATCGACCCCTCGTTTAGCTGCTCACCTGCTGATAAGGTTAAGCCAACCTGCTCGGCGGCGGATAATATCGACCCCTCGTTTAGCTGCTCACCTGCTGATAAGGTTAAGCCAACCTGCTCGACAGCGGATAATATCGCGCCCTCGTTTAGCTGCTCTGCCGGTTCTAGCGTTACCGTAACCGCTTCGGCGGTATTTTCCACATGCCAAACGCTACCGTCAGTTGCAAAGCTCTGCCCCGCGGCGTCATAACCGTTAATCAGTTCGGTAACAACCGGCTGACTCCCTGTATTGCTGGTATCAGAATCATCCGGCGAAAAATGCAAAAACGGGCTACCGTTTACATCAACCTTGAAATACCCAAGCGACATATGCACATTTGCAACCGCATTGCTCTGTCTAAAAAAGTATTCAAACCTAAATTCACCGCTGATAACCACGTTACTTTTTTCAACAAACACATCATCAATATGCAAGCTGATTTTCATATCAGCACCGCGCACAAACTTAAATTTAACCAAATCTGTATGCGTATAACTGGGCGAAAAATCGTAAGATGTGCCGCTATGGTCAGTTATGCGGATGGCATCACTGCCGTTATGCCAGTGCAATATACGAGACACATAACCACTGCCATTGCCAACCACACGCCCGTAATCATTGCTGTTATCAAAACGGAACAAATACTCAATCTCAAATTCAGTATTCGCCGCAACAACCGGTGCATAGCCCGCAAAATTTAAATACGAGCTACTAACGGTTTTTTGAATAAGCGTTGCCATTTATGCAACAAACCCCATTCTGCGTTCCCAGTAAAATGTTCGTTTGCAGTGCGACTCATCCCACATAAATATAAAATCAATCACCGCTTCGGCGGCTAACCACCTTAAACTACCGCTTAACGCCCGCTCACCCACTAAGCCACTGATACTACGGTTTTTTGTGCCATGGCATATCGATGCAATTAACACGTCCCACTGGTATAAAACCTGTGCGCAGTACGTGCCAAACCCACCCCGTGTAAATGCGCCCACAACCAATAGTGCAAAATAACTCTGCACCAAATACACGGCCGATATGTCAATAAATATCAGTTCAAAACGCTGTTTAAAAACGGCATTTAAAACGGTATCAGGATGCAAAATCGGTATGTTTACGCCCAGCAAAACCAGACCGCAAAGCAGATAACCCAGTAACGATGTGGCAGCTAACAAATAGTTTTTCATTTTGTTTTTCCCATAAAAAAACCCCGACAATGCGGGGCTGTTAAGTTTCGCGGTACAAATTAGGTAGTATTAACCGTGCGCAAGCCATATATCAGTTTGCGCCTGCCCCGCTAATGCCAAGGCTTGTGCAAGCTGCGTTTTGCTCACGAGCGCAAATTGATTGTCGGCCAACTTCCAATTGGTTTCAGTTTGGCCTGCTGCGTCTAGCGCAACAATGGCGCGGGCCATACGAGTTTGTGCGGTTTCGTCACCGTCAAACTGCATGTCATCCACCACCACCACAATGTTTTCAATTTCAGTTGAGCGAATCGCTTTTTTCTTTTGCTGTATTACATCAGCAAAAGGCGCTTGCGCCAGTACATCTTCAACAGACAAATTAGGCACGGGCTGTAATTCCGGTTCAACCGGCGGCACTTGTACCTGATATTCTTCATCTTCAATGTTATCTGCATTTTCCTGCTCAATACGCAACTTTTCAGCTTCGTATTCAGCAAATGCGGCTTTGTATTCGTCCCATACAGACCACTGTAAGTGGTTTATATAAAACTGAGCAAACAGATTAACTAAGTGGTTTTTCTTGCCGTAATGTTTGTTAATTACAGCAATCAAAGCTTCCTGTGTTTCACACTGGGGGCGCTGTTTTTCAACAACGTCCCCGTCTTCGGTTTGGGTTTGAAATAGGTTACTGATAAATTGCATGTTAGTAGCTCCAATATTCTGTCTCAACAGTGGCCGTGCCAAACATTTCAGCGTCACCATTAATGTTAGTTCTAAGGGATAGGCTATCTATAGAATAAAAAACTTGCTCATCTCCATAGTTAGTTCCGTCCCAAACCATCTCATTAAACTCTATATCTAAGTGATAATTTCCAAACCTATTAGTTACATAACTAAAGTATTTTATAGCAGGGGAAGCACCTGTTATAGAACCAATATCCGCGTGTTTATGGGTAAATAAGGCCGATGAGTCCAACGCTCTTTGCCCGTAAGCAGGCACACTTTGCAACCAAGGAAAATCGCCATAGGCTGGATGGGCTACATTGGTTTGTACCTTGCCCAAGATGGATTGACCTAAATTCCAAGTAAAAGCGCTAGTATCCGCTGTGACTTCGCTTTTCTCAGTTAAATTCAGGTCTCTTGCTGTGAAACTCGTAAACCGCCCTTTGGTTTTGTAAGTTAGCAAGTATATGTACGTATCTGGTATCTCAATGTTAGGCTCACCACTCGCTTTCAAAGCGTTCATTGTGTTTGATCCAGACGAATACCCACTAACTCCCCAATTAACCCCATTATCGCTACTCGCTAAATTCAGTACATCTGCTGCTTGTATGCTCTTTCTGTTTAAGTTCCAGACTTGAGTACCTGGCCCAGTAAGTTGCGGTATCCATTGCCCCGCCGAACCCTCTGGAAAGGTTGCCTCAAAAACAGAAGGGGTACATATAATATCAGTCCATGTAGGCTCTTCTTGAAAATAAGGAACTTTATAGGTAATGAGAACGGGCATACCTCCCGAGTACACATTCCAACCAGAAGCGCTACCTTCTAGTGTGTATCCTGAAACATCTACTACACCCAATACCGTAACCTCTTTATTGCCCGGGTCTATTTGAATTACCGTATACTTTTTACCGCCAATAAAAACATAGTCGTAAGCTGCCAGCTTGCTTAAAGGTTCATCCCCACTCAGCGCGTTATACTGAATCCGTGTATTACCCCCACTCAACGCAGTTTGAAATCTAACATTAGTGTAATTTGTGTCATAAGCCAACGTGTAGGTAGCTAGAGGTTTTGTGAAGGGCTGAGCTTCCCTCCCTCTTAATGTACTTCCAGCGCTTACCCTATCTTTGTACTCTTTATGAATGTCGTGTGCGGATTTTTTCAGCGCTGACTTTCGTAAATCATCTACATCGCTGGCGTAAATTACATCGTAGAATTTTCCGTCTGGTCTGCCTGACACAGTACCGATACGACCTAACCCAGATACCCCCTCTGCACTGCCAGAGACAACATTAAAGCAGTCTGACAAGCTTACGGGCTGGTATGTGTTTGAATTATACCATTTTCTACCATTGTCGAAATTAAACCCGCCCTGCGCGACATTTGCGGTTAAGGTGTCACTGCCCGCAACATTATACGTGAGATGATACGCCCCTTTATTACGTCTTTGTACAAGGCAAATTGGGATGGCCCAGCAATTGCCGTTATGTGCGACCATGTTGCTGGTTTCCTGTGAACCCCACTGAACAACATAATGACTGTCGTCTGCTCTATCCTTAGTGGGCGAGTTTTCAAGTGCGGTGGTCTTGTTGTAATAAACAGCGTCAGTATATTCAAGCCCCCAAGATGGCGGTGTTGTTTTAATACCTTGGGGTCTAACAAATTTGCTTGGGGAAGTTCTGAACCTAAGCCCATAACCAGACGACTTAGTTGTTTTGACTTCGGTTAGTCTCCACGCCCCCTCAAGTCCCGCAATGGTTCTTATTCTAAATTGGCGCTGGATAATATCGCCATTGTCGGAATAACAGTTGTTGTCCTTGTTTTGCAAAAACTTAACATGCTCTGCGTTATTTAAATCAGGTAAAAAGCCTTTACCCTTGGTAACTGTATCACCAACATGATACGCACTGTATCCCTGAGCAACTAAATTATCCGCTAACGCAATGCCAGACCAAGTACCACCATATTGAACATTACCGTAAGGGTACAAGGGCAACCCGCTTTGTGTAATATTCACATCAAAGGATTCTAAAATACATAAATCCTGTCTGTGAATCACACTGGCACTTAATGAGCTACCGCCTGCGGCCTCGGCCTCTGCAATACTTGCAAAACGCCCTGTTCCGTCTGCTTTATCTAAACCATCCGGCGCGGGGGTAATTTTACTTCGCTTCTACCGTCCAAATATCCGTATAGCCCTGCTGAACCGTTAAGGTTAATAATACAGGCAGCTAGGTATGCAATAGGGTGGTTCGTTTTGGACGACCCTAGACCAGAGGATGATTCCGACTGATAACCGAGCAAAAATCCATTAGCATAAGTGGCAGATGCAGGCACAGTCCACAAGCCCTCATTAACACTAGCCTCTCCCGCACTATTAGAATGCTTACCCCACTGATCAAACCCACTACCGGCATACACTCCTTCGTGCCGCGCTTCAAACTCGGCTTTAGTGGGTAGGCCAAGGCTGCCGATTAGGCTTTGGGCTTGGTCTGCTAAATTTGTAACACGCTGCGCGGTTGAGTAGGTGCGGGTAACCCCGTTGCTGTCTGTTATATCAACCGTTTCTTGCTCTGTTGAATATAATTCGTTTTGTTTATTAAATACAGATTTAGCCCATTGGCCTAGTTCGTTTACGTTATCAATGGCCGCATTAAGCGGGGCGCTGGTCTGCACAATAGCGGCTTCTCGACCGCTAATTGATACGCCTGTATATGGGGCTACCAGTGTTATTTGCTGGTTGCTGCCTGATTGTATTTCGAGTGGCAGGTCTGCGCCTGTTACGTGCAGTGACCAACCGGCGCGCAATGTGCTTAAATCAATTGCATCATTTACAGATACAATTGGGCTGTCCTGCGTTAAATCAACGCTGGTGAGTTTTATCATAAGTTAGCCTCTTGTTTTTAATTATTTACGAAACGAATTTTGTTTTCTTGAACGGTGTTGGCGGTTTTGAATGACAAAATGTGCATTACGCCGAATACATAGGGTGTACCGCTACCACCGCTATCCACTTTTCGGCTGTACCATCGGTAGGTTCTCTTGGTTGAATCTGCAGGAATGTTGGTTAACGCATGAGATTTACTGCTGTTTGAGTACATATTAGAGTTTGAAACGGTAGTTTCTGTTGCACTACCCTCTTCTACATACCTTAACTCACTCAATACCCGTGGGTTTTGTTTGTCTTCATTAAAACCCAAAAAATTTATTGGCGGGTATGAAGCCAGAATTGTTCTATCGAAACTTTCTGTATCCACCTCAAATTCACAAATTAACACTTCGTTTGTGTGATTCAGCGTTGGGCCAGACGGTATTTGAAATGCATCCATTTCTACTACGTCACCCGTTATTTTGTCGGCAAAGAAATTACCGGCAAAGGTTGCGTTTTCACCTACTACTGAATTGGCACGTATTTCATCGGCTACAACTGTACCCTCTATTAATGCGCTGCCGTGTATATGCAATGCAAAATTAGACCAGCTGCCCGATTGATAAATTTTGGTCGTTTGCGTGTCGGGTTCGGTTGTTTTGTAAATGGTGACTACATCACCTTCAACCGGTGTTTGGTTTGGCGTGGCGTTGGTGGCTGTTGTATTACTCCATACCCCGGTGCTTGTGCCGGTTTCATAGCGGCCTGCGCCTCTGCTGCCATCTGCGCCATCTGCGCCATCTTGCCCGTTTTGGCCGTCTTGCCCGGATGGGCCTTGATCACCCTTGTCGCCTTTTACAACATGCGCTTTAGGTACAGACCAACCCGAATGCGACCATACGCCTGTATTGGGGTTTTGTGTATATATTGCACGGCTGGCGTATGTTATCTGGCCGTTTACATAGACAGGGGCATCGCTCCAACCTGTCGGCATAGTTTCATTTGTGCCGTTAAAACCACCGCCACTTGGGGTGCTGGGCTGGCTAAGGGCCGCTTTATAAATAACACTGTAAAAACGGCCATTGTAAAAATAATCAACGCCCAGTTGTGGGGTGTAGCCGTCTTGGCCGTCTTGGCCCGCTTCGCCGTCGTGCCACTCTATTGTTTCACCGTCTACCGTCATTGCATAATTGCCATTACCAAAATCATACAATTCTGGCACTGGTGCATTTTGCCCGTCCCTAACAACAACAGAACCATTCGCGCCGGTAATGGTGTAAACGCCGGGGCTGGTTTCCGTTACCGTGACACTTTGCCCAGGGTCACCTTTGTCGCCCTTGTCGCCTTTTACAACATGCGCTTTAGGTACAGACCAACCCGAATGCGACCATGCGCCTGTATTGGGGTTTTGTGTATATATTGCACGGCTGGCGTATGTTATCTGGCCGTTTACATAGACAGGGGCATCGCTCCAACCTGTCGGCATGGTTTCATTTGTGCCGTTAAAGCTACCGCCACTTGGGGTGCTGGGCTGGCTAAGGGCCGCTTTATAAATAACACTGTAAAAACGGCCATTGTAAAAATAATCAACGCCCAGTTGCGGTGTGTAGCCGTCTTGGCCGTCTTGGCCCGCTTCGCCGTCGTGCCACTCTATTGTTTCACCGTCTACCGTCATTGAATAATTGCCATTACCCAAATCATGTAATTCTGGCACTGGTGCATTTTGCCCGTCCCTAACAACAACAGAACCATTCGCGCCGGTAATGGTGTAAACGCCGGGGCTGTTTTCCGTTACCGTGACACTTTGCCCAGGATCACCTTGGTCGCCCTTGTCGCCTTTATCGCCCTTATCACCTTTTTCACCGTCTAGCGCGCGTATGTCTTGCTCGCTCCGTACCGGATAATTATCACCGAGTACCAATTCACCAAAAAACTGGGCGCGTTCGGTTTCGGTATCAAATACAAAAATAGGCTCTAACGTATCTGGTTTTACAATACTGACCCGGTCACCGAGTAATTCAATACTGGCGTTTGACTGGTTGCCCTCTGTATCAGTTACGACCAGCCCAGATACCCTGCCGTTTTGGTCTAAACCAAAAAACGCGCGTAACGACAATTCGCCCACATCGTTTGTTAGGGCCTGTAAAAAGCTGCCCGCGCTGCCGGTTACAATATCGCCGTTTGGTTTTTCAAAACTTACCGTGACTTTTTTTTGCGCCTCTGCAAGTGGCAAGCGTTCCCAGGTTCCGCCCGCATCTTCACATGCGCTTTTATCTGTGTGCCCAGATATCACATCATCAATTACACAATATCCAACGCTTGCATTGGTGTATTCAACCGCTTCTGATACGGCGTTTGCTTGCGCTTCGTTAATAGACGTTTGCGCTTCTACTTTGTACTGTGTTAGCGCACTGGCGGTGTTTTGCTGCGCGTTGCTTACAATGTTAATTCGCTCGTAAGCGGTTGATAAACCGCTTTGTGTTTGCGCAAACAATATGCTGGTTTTTTCAATTTCGGCTAGGTTTTCACTTACACTTGCATTTAACGCATCGGTAACTGCAGCAAAGGCTTGCATTTGGGCGTCTTGATCGGCTTGATCAAGTATATCTGCTGCCTGTTTTGCTAGTAGCTGCTCTGTTGTTTGTGCGGTTTCTGCCCCCGAAACGCCCAAGGCCATTGTAAACAAGGTGTTGGCGGTGGCGCTTTGCGCATTGCTGGCAGCCTGTATGCTACTGTTTACAGCCGTAAAATTATCGCCGGTTTCAGCTTTAAATTGCGTTAACTCATTGGCCGTGCTGCTTTGCGCATTGCTAACCGATTGTATGCTGTTGTTAACCGTTGAAAAACTATTGCCCGTTTCGGTTTTAAATTGTGTTAGCTCGCTGGCCGTGCTGCTTTGCGCATTGCTCACCGATTGTATGCTGTTGTTAACCGTTGAAAAACTATTGCCCGTCTCGGTTTTAAATTGCGTTAATTCATTGGCCGTGGCGCTTTGCGCATTGCTCACCGATTGTATGCTGTTGTTAACTGTGGATAAGTTATCGCCCGTTTCGGTTTTAAATTGTGTTAATTCGTTGGCCGTGGCGCTTTGCGCATCGCTCACCGATTGTATGCTGTTGCTAACTGTAGATAAGTTATCGCCCGTCTCGGTTTTAAATTGCGTTAATTCGTTGGCCGTGGCGCTTTGCGCATCGCTCACCGATTGTATGCTGTTGTTAACCGTTGAAAAACTATTGCCTGTTTCGGTTTTAAATTGTGTTAATTCGGTGGCGGTGCTGCTTTGCGCATCGCTCACCGATTGTATGCTGTTGGTTACTGTGGATAAGTTATCGCCTGTTTCGGTTTTAAATTGTGTTAATTCGGTGGCGGTGCTGCTTTGCGCATCGCTCACCGATTGTATGCTGTTGGTTACTGTGGATAAGTTATCGCCCGTTTCGGTTTTAAATTGCGTTAACTCGCTGGCTGTCGCGCCTTGCGCATCACTCACCGATTGTATGCTGTTGGTTACTGTCGATAAATTATCGCCCGTTTCAGTTTTAAATTGCGTTAACTCGCTGGCCGTTGCGCTTTGCGCATTGCTCACCGATTGTATGCTGTTGGTTACTGTCGATAAATTATCGCCCGTTTCGGTTTTAAATTGTGTTAGCTCATTGGCCGCTTGTTTTATGTCATTACTGGTTACATTAATGGCCTGATATGCTAATGCTAATCCGTTGTTTGTGAGTGCGATTAGCTCTTTGGTTGATTCTATTTCCGCACTGTTTAACTCGGTCGCTGTTTTGGTTTGCTCGTTTGCATAGGCTAATGATCCGAGCGCGGTTTCTGTGCCGGCTTCAAATAGGGTTTTGGCCGCTTCTGCTGCTAACAAGCGCTCGCCTAGTGATTGGGTTTCGTCTGCAACGGTTGCAAAGCTGGTTAGTGAGCGTTTAAACAGGTTGCTGTGTAGCACTTCTTCGGCGGCGTTTATGCGGCTTATTTGGTTGTTAAAATCGGTTTGTGTAACAAAATTTGTTATGCCTAAGCTGTCGATTACACTGCTAACATGGCTCACCGTGGCATAGTCTTTTGCTAGCAAGATCGCGTCAACTTGTGATTGTATCGCGTCTGCTGATACAGATAATTCAACTAAATCAATTCGACCTTCTATATCACCCAGTGCGACGTTTAGCTGCTCTGATAAATCACCAAACAGGGCATTATTTATATCGCCTTTTAACTCTGTTCTTAATGCGGTGAGTTCTATTTTACTGGCGGTCTGCTGTATGTCTGTTAGTGCAACAGACAGGGTGTTGTTTATGTTGGTAATATCTGCCTGCAGACCTAATACGCGCGCTATATTGTCTCTGTCTGTTAATATCGCCTCTGACACGGCCCCTAGTGTGGTTTGCAGGGCGTTTTCGGTTTCTTCAATGGCCGAGTGGGTGAGCTGAAATGCATTGTCTAGGCGCTGGGTTTCGTCAACAATAAATTGGTTCGTGCCACTTAACGCGCTTTCTATTTGCAATACTTCATCTTCTAGCTTTTGATCAATCAATGATATTTGCTGCGAAAAATCAGTATTGGTTGTTTGTATTGCGTTGTCCAAGTCGGTTTGCATTTGCGCAACTTGGCTATCTATTTTGTTATCTACATCGGTTATCAGCGTATCGTGCGCGGATAGATTTTCGTTAATTTCTGTAATTAAGTTGGGTATGTTTGTACCCACCTCAACGCCCAGTTGGTTAATAACATCGCGCGTTTGCGGGTTAATTGCGTTAAAGGGCAAACCGCCGTTGTTTTCGATAAGGTCGATTATGTCTGACGGGTCGTGTGTTGTTGTCACGCTGGCGTTTGCCCAGTCAGATTGTCCGGCGGGCGTGGTTACTCTAACCCACACAAAATATTGAGTATTTGATTTTCTGCCGGAAACTATCCAGTGGCCCGATCCGGTACCTAAGTTTTCAGCTGTTTCAAACTCGTTTTCATGGTTAACGAGTAACTCAAACGCAGTACCTAGATATCCACCTTGAATATGCGCGATAACCGTAAATTCTAAATTACCGGCTATTAATTCTAGCGTTGGCGCCTGCGGTACCCCGATTTCAAACGACAGAGTTACTGTATCAGATGTGCCTTTGGGGTTTACGGTTTCTAATTGTATTTTGTAAGCGCCAGAGTTTAAGTTTTGCAGTGTGTAATTGTTTGAGAATACACGCTCTGTTTTTAGTACATTGTCGTTTTCGTCATACAAGCTAAAACGATAGAAATTAACAAGTGAATTTGGCTTATCCCATGTTACAACAAGCTCTTTTTTGTCGTTATAGTTAACCGATACGTTTTCAGGCGTTTCTATTTCAATAGGTGTGAAATTAGTATCCGGGTATACGACCGCATTGGTTTTATCATGCCACGCATAATTCGTTGGCTGGTACTCTATTAAAACCAATTCTACGCTGTCGTCTGCTAATGTTATTTCGTCAACGTAAAATGGTTTTTTGTCCCAGCCGCGCAGTGGATGCGTTATTGAAATAACATCTAATTCTTCCAGCTTCCATCCTTTTGCACCAATTGCACCTTCAACAATTTCAAACTCGCGTGACGTTCTTGCTGTTGTTTCAGCCCACTGTAGCGCTTGATGCTGGTTTGTGACAAAGTCTAGATCTTCTTCTAGTCGATTATGAATGTTGTTATCTTCGGCTAACCATTGCTCGTGTAATTCTGAATTTTCTGGCGGAAAAACAACTTCGTTAACTTCCCAACCCAGCTGTTCGTCTCTATAACGCACGATAACTTGGTTGTATTTATCATTGATGCTGTTGGAGCTTACGTTGATACCATCTTTAAAATCGTCAATGTGTAAATCCATTACAACCGGCTTTTCGCGCATGATTTCGATACGAAAGCCATTTATCCCGTCTACGGGTCGGCCGTGACAATTGTGCAACATTGTTTCGATGTTGCTAAAAATCGGCTTGCCTGTGTCAATTACGCCGTTGCATCGCATTAGCGTCATGTCGCCATCCGGTGTTGGTACCAGTGTATTCATAAACTGAGACATCTCAGCAAATGCGGCTTTGTCTAATTCAGATTCCGGTCGCCCCATTCCGACTTCTTCATTTGTTAAATACCAATAAATAACGTCGGCAAAGTTTGGGTAATGTGTGGGCGTGTCGGTTGCGAGACTCATAAACTCGTAGCCCTCCATTACCACTTTGAATTCGGGTACACCCTGCGGATAACGTGTGTATTCGCCATCCATGATCAACCATGCGTGAGCAGCTCGTAACCCTTCGTAACGCATATTAGAAAAGTCGTCGCCCGGATCTATTGGGGTAACCAGCGGATCTATATATTTATCAATAGGTGACCAATAAATTTGGCTGGTACCGTCGTACCCCAACCACCATGGCAAACCCGAATCCGGCGTGATATCAAATTCCTCAGAGGCGGTTGGATAAAAATACTTAGTACCGTCGCCTTCATCCCAATTGTCTCCGTTGCTGTTTAGGTGTTGCCCGACATACCATCTAATCCAATAGCCGGGATTTATTTCGCTTACAACTCCTTCGTTTATGTTTCCGTCCATTTCCTGCCAGTTTGCGTATTTGAATTTGTTTGCCATGTCAAAATCATCAAAGAAGATTTTTTCAACACGACCACACTTACCAACGGAAAACACCATACTGCCATACCAAACCTCATTATCTATACCACCGTTTTTATCTCCCGGCACGTCTACAACAGACTGATACGTGATAATTGGCGCGACTTTAAATTTTCCGACAACGACGGGGATCGGTTCATCTGTACCAAAGCGGTTAACCTGAAAACCAGCTGATTTATTTTGCTTTGCCGCTTTTTTTGCTGCATTTTTTGCTTTTATAGATGTGTGAACGGAAAATACTGCAGAAACAATACTTAAAATTGTCCAGAAATCAGCCATTACTTACTTAACTCCCAGTGAATCATTACTTTCTGTTTTATTAATTCGGTTACCCTTGCCGCCCCAATACTGAACCTCTTGTGCTTTATGAGCATATTTAAAACAATCGTCAGTTGGATGGCGGCGGTGGTGGCTTGCGAGTGTAGTTCGCCAAGAATTAGTTGTTTCGAATGCACCGAATATATTTTTAGCTGTGTATGTTATGAGCAGCTCTTGATCACTGTCTGATCGTTCTGTTGTTTTTCCTTTCCATACATTTTCGTTGTGTATTACTTCGTTTTGCTCCCCTAAAAAAACGCGATTTATTTGCACATTTCTGTTTTGCCAGTTTTTACTAAACGCAATGCTGACCATTTGTTGATTTTTAAGTGAAAACGCTAGTTTAATCTCTGTAACAGTTAACGATGCTTGTTTTGACAGCCTGTCTACGCCTTGCAATATATCTGACGAATAGTACGTTACTCCGTCTGCTTCAATGTCAAACCCTGCGTTTGTAAATGAAAGGGGTATTTCAAAATCGACATATAGTAAATATGCGTGTTTAACATGGCCGGATGCGATCATGTCTTCGACAGCTTGCGGATATGTTTTCATAATTTCTCTATAAACTGTGCTGAAAAAGGTTCTGAAAATGAGCCGACGGAACGCGAGTAACTCACAATTTGCGTATTGGGCTTTAGTATCATTTTAAATGCTACATTTCGTGTGATTACTATCGTGCTAGATGTAACAGCGTGTTTAAGGGGACAGTTAACTTTAACGATTGGGTTTGTACCGCTGACATCTTCTACGACCATATAAACTTTATTATGATTGCTAAATTTTAATAAATCGCCAGCGATTAAAAAGTTGTCGCCGAGCGTACCCAACAATCTAAACTCTGTTACCCCTGCGTTGTAATCTTGAAAAACCATTGCGTTTGAGTGCGCACTGCCTTGCGGCACACTATGAATGGGTATTTCCCAATCGAATTCTACTGAGCCGCTTTTTAGCGAGTTTAAAAACACCCACATTTTTCGCTGGTTCTCGGTTCCGTTGATTGGGTTAGACTTATATTCAACTTCCCAACGATGCGATGGTATGCTCCACGTTTCAATGTGTAATGATTGTGATTCAAAAAAGGTGTTTGGGGTGTTTGATTTAAGCTCTATGCTTCGACAAAACTGGTTTAGTATTGCACTCATTATAATCGACGACCTTTTTTATTCATTACAGATTCAACAGCATTAAACACGTACTGATTGTTTTCCATTAGCACTTGTCTGAAGTCTTTAGCTGAGTTGGTTTTGATATCGTAATTTAATGTTATGTTTACTGGGGTGTTGTTGGTCGTTACAGTGGCATTGTACATTTCGTCTAGCTGACGCGCTGAATCCTGCGTATAAACCCGCTCTCCTTTGTCGAGTAGCCAGGTTCCCTCACGCGGGATAGTGTCGATGCCGCTGTGAGCCATGCCCTGTAAATTTGTGCCTTGTATTGTGCTAATGACCCCTGCTGTAGTTGCTACAGTAGATGATATTGCAGCTAAATTTTGAGGCCATGGCAATGACGCTGCATTGGCTATACCTTGCTGTATTTTAATAATGGATTCAGCAACAGAGAACGCTTTTGACGCGGCAAACATTGCCCGATACATTCCGCTTTGTTCGCCTTTAAATGATGCAGTAATTCCGGCCATACCATCAAACAACTGAGAATAGTTTTGTAACTCAACAACACGTTGTTGTGCTTGTTGCAACTGTCTGTTTTTCTCGATGTCGGCTATCTTTTGCTGGTGTTGTTCTTCTGCTTGTTCTTTGGCTATTCTGTAATTACTTTCAATTTCAGCTGTCGCTAAATTCTTGCTGCGCAATAGCTCAATTTCGCGCTCCATTTCTTCTTGCAATCGTTCGTATTTGCGTTCTTCGAGTTCCTGCAATCGTTCTTCTTGCAGTAGCTTTGCATCATATATTTGTTGATAGCGATTACGAGCTGATTCAACGAGGCGTTCGTCACTTTTGTTGTCTTTTGAGTCGTCGCTTGTAGACGTAGAAATTGTTGCGCCTAAATTTATGTTGTTCTTTTTATCATCAGCAATTTTTTGTGCTTCGTATTCAAATTTTTGCTGTACGTCATCAAACCATGCTTTAATTTTTTCACTGGGCATTGGCTCTGCTACTGTATCTTGCAGCTCTTTTTTGAGTCGTTCTGTTGTGCCAGAAAAGCTTTCAGCAAATTTGTTGATGTGATTTATTGTGCTGCTTTCAAACCCGAAAAATTCAGCAAGTGCAGCCCCTACTTTAGAGCCAGTTGTACCCAGTTGTATGATTTCGTTTGCAAGCTCTGCAACTGCTTGACGAATCAACATAAATACAACTTTTAAGCCGCGGCCCGCATCGGATACAAACCCAATTGATGTGACGGTTGCTTTCATTACGTTTTGTGCAATGTTGCCGAAACCGCCAGCTTCCATGGCTGCTTGCGTAAACATATCTGACAATGCGCCAACAATTGGGGCTGTTGACGTTGTTAATGCATTGCCAAAGCTGCTTGTTGACTTGGTTGCTTTGTCGAATGCGTCGTTGGCCATTTCTATTTTAGCTAAAGAAAGGCGGTCCATTGCTATACCGAGATCATTAATCTCTTGTTCCATTGCATTTAAGCCTTCACGACCTAAATCTAATGTATTGACAAGTGATACGCCTTCGCTGTCAAACAACTTCATTGCTAGACGAACTTTATCGCCTTGGTTTGAAACGCCTGACATGGCTTCTGCAATGGCTTTAAATTGTTCGTCGGGCGACATTTGTGCTAGTTCGGTTGCATTTAAATTGAGTTCTTTTAATGCGCCAACTGCTTCACCTGTGCCTTGTCCGGCTTCTGCGACTCGGCGAACCATTCGCTGCAGTGCCATGTTGGTTGTTTCAACACCTACTCCCGTTTGCTCGCCCGCATGCTGCAATGCTTGTAGTTTTTCGGGCAATATACCGAGTTTGTCGCTTGTTTTTGCGAGTAAATCTGCTGTTTTAGATGTTTCTACGTAAATGGCAGCCCACGCTGTAACGGCGGTAACCCCCATTGCTGCAAAGGCTTTACCCGCTGTATTTACAAACGATCTTGTTTTTTCTGACCAGCTTTTTGTTTGCTTGCTTGCTTTTGCGAGATCTGCACGCAATTTTGCGCTTTGGCCGACCAGATCTATTGTCAGTGTTGCGAGCGTTCCCATTGTTTAACCTCTATTGCGTGCGGTTGTTTTTATTCCACGGGCAAGTTTGTAAAAACGCGTTGCGCTCTGCTTCTTTGGCTTTGCGCTGTGCTTCTATTCGTTTGGTTTGATCGTACGAATACCCAAGCTTGTTCATTTGGTGAACGAGCCTGAGCTCTAACTCTTCCGGCGGTAGCTTTTCTGTTAATTCTTGTAAGGTGCAGCCCAAACTGGCGCTTATTTCAATTAAGGCTCCGACTTCGGGCTGCTTTGCGAGTTTTTTTCGGTTTGCTCTAAATTTTTAACGGTTAGATCGGCCCAGTAATAGCCAGTTGAGAAAATTCGGCTTATTTGTACTTCGTCTAACGAGTCGAGCAGTTTTTCTGCTTCTTGTTCGTTAGTTTCACCAGATAACATTTGATATACCGAGTTTAGAATTACTTTTTCTACTTCTTCAGCTTCTTTGTCTGTTTTTGGTTTTTTAGCCATTGCTTGTGCTGCTAGTTTTTGCTGTGCAACTGGCAGTTTTGTGAGCTCTAACTCTCCTATACCGTCTACATTGAACGTGCGCTTTGTGCGGGCTATTTCGCCCGCGAGTATTGTTGTTAGTGTTATCATTTTATTTACACCACTGGTACAGTTGAAAAGGCAACAGTTTGAAGTTTACCGATACAGCCGTACATTTGTTTACCCACATCTTTACCTGACTCACCGCTGAAGTGGTCGTGCGGTACAAATACAGCTTCTTGAACTCGTCCCGTTTTTCGCGTTATTTTGATTGTTATTTCGGTACCGGCTTCTACCAAGTCTGTAAATGTTTTTTGATCTGAATTTGCGGGTACATCTGCAAAAACCAGTTCAAAATCTTGGTCTTCCGGTAATGTTTGTTCGCCGTATTTTCGTTTGTCGTCATCTACTGCGGTCACGTCATCGTATGCTTTACCTGAGTTGATTTGCGGTATTGAGCCGATGATGTGTGGCAAAAATGTGTCGACTGTTCCTATTCCTGACGAGCAAAATTGAAGCGTTGCGCCTTGCGAGTCAATAACGTCGTTGGCTAATTCGGTTGCGGGTGTTGGCATGGTTATACCTCATTGTAGTAGAGTAAATAATTACACGTCTCGCTATAAAGTCGTGTGTCGTCTTCATAATCTGGGATGCTGGATTGCTTGTATATGGACTGTACGCTGGCATATTCATCTTTAAAACTTGCCAGGTTTATCGCTTTTTTTAGTTCTTTTTCCATGTTTTTAACCGTTGCTTTATCTGAACTGAAGCAGGTTATTTGCAAATCGCTGTCAATTTGAGACTGTTCGCCGTGGTTTGAATACTCAAAGTTATTAAATGTCACGTCGATTTGAATATAGTTGTCACTGGCTGAATGATTTCGATCTAAATAAACACCGCCCGTTGCTACGTTTAACAGTTCGGGCTTTGAAATTAGAAAATCTCGAATTGATTTTTCTATCATTTTTTAGCCTTTTGTTTAGCAATGCGCTTGGTTGCCGCTTTTATTTTTTTGTTGAGTTCGGATTCGATTCGCTTCACTGCGGGCTGCGCTTTCGATTTTGCAGCATTTCTCATAAATGGCTGCGGTTGGTGTTTGGAAGTGCCATATTCAACTTGAACGATGTACGGCACTTTAAAAACCCCAACTCTTACAAGTGATATGTCTTTTTTTCCAAATCTCTTGTTAATTCGCCCTTTTCGATTTGTTGAGGCTCTTATTTTTATTCGTGATTTCAAAAAGCCGGGTTTTATTTCAACGGTGCTTTTATCCCGTTTTTTCACAATTCTTATTTTGTTTTCGGGTGACTCTGGCGCGGTGTTTTTTAGCTCTGTTTCAAATTCTTTTGCACCCACCCTTAGTGCGGAAGTTAAAATACCTGCTGCTTTTGAGCTGCCAATTTCGTCAGCTATGTTTTCGAGGTTTTTGTTTAATTGTTTTAAACCATTTATTTGCAGCGAAATAGAGTTAGTCACGCGTAACCTCTTTGCACACTAGCAGCATTTCTCGACTTAAACCCCGTACGTTTTGCGGGGGTTGAGTTAACTCTAAGTCTCTATTTTGATAACGAATTCTAGATTTGTAGGTAATGTCTTTTCGAAAACGGCATTTGATTTCGTAAACTAGATGTCCTGCTGAGTTGTCGCTAGTTTCAGTGCCGTTTTTAACGTCTACATTGGCCCGCACTGTTTGAATAATTTGCCATTTTTTATGTCCGAAGCCATCATCTTCACCGGATTGCGTCACTATACTGATTCTATCTTTAAGCTTGCCTGCACCTATCATGCGAACGGTATCCTGTATAAGTTGATTAGATGATCGTACGATAGCGGCACTTTTTTAATTGTGAGTTCGCTGGTTGCTTCTCGGTTGTTAAACCAGTGCCCGACTGTTAATTTACATGCCAGTTTTAGCGTTTCGTTTAACACCATTGCATATTCAGGTGCTTCGGAATCTGCATCTAATTCTTCTTGTGTTAAATATATTTTGCGGTTGCATTCTCGCTCGATAACTTCGCTGGCCGCTGGTATGAGTGCTGCTATATAGGGGTCATCTAATGTGTCAGATTCTTCTATATTTAACTGCTGTTTTGCTTCTTCCAACGTGATAAATGCAGGCATTGTTTATTCTTCCGGTTTATCTTGTTTTTTGTTTTCTGTGCTGTCGGATTTACTCAATTCACCGGACAATTCAATATACCCCTGAGAAATACCGTATGCTTTTGCTCCATCTGGCATTTCTGCGTACTCACCGGGTTCATAGGTTTGAACTGTGCAGTGGTCTTCACTGAATTCAAATTTTTCATTTACCAAGATGGCCGCTGCTATCGCTACTTTTGTCATTCTTTAACGCTCCAAAATAAAAAAGCCCAATTCATAGGAACTGGGCTTTTATCAGTGATTAATTAAGTTTGGTTAAGCCGCTTTAACGCGCAAGAACTTCATTGCGTTGTAGTTGCGAACCATGTTGCCTACTCGTTTTGTGGTGTAAAACTGTACGTATGGTTTGTTGGTGTAAGGGTCGCGCAACATACGAATACCAATGCGATCTAAAATCATCATTGTTCGGCTGAAGTCACCCAATGCAAGCGCATTCGCATTAGCTGCAACACCCGGCATGTAATCATTTTCGATATACTCACGATTTCGCAATGTTGATGATTCACCCACTTCTAAACCTGGGCGCCATAAGTAATTGTCATTACCATCTTTAAGCACCATTAAATTTGCAAGTAAGTCAGTTGAGCCCATCCATTTAGCCATACCACGATAACGCTGTTTAAGCATAAACGGCGCTTTAACAATATCATCAGCGGTAACCTGACCAACGGTGGATGTTTCTCGGTACTGAAACGCATTCCAAGCTCGCACACCATCCGCTTCGGTTGCCATGGTATGCGTTAACAAGCCTTTTGGTTTGTTTGTACCGTCACCGATTGTGAATGCTTCATCTTCTTTGTCTGAAAACTCCTCTTGAATAGAGTCAATTAACCATTGTTCAACATTGAAATAAATATCATCCAATGATTTTTGTGTTGCCGCTGGATTAGCGTATATTTCACCAAAGTTTGCAGATAATTGCTTTAATTGCGGGCTATTGGTACCGGGTCTAGCATCGGTTTCACCAACCCAACCTGATGTGGTACCGCCAATGTCCATCAACTGTTTGTAATCTTCTGTGCCGATAGTCATTTGACTACAAACACCACGCATAACAGACATATTTTCAGTTGCTTTAAGTATATTTCGATTCCATTCTTCTGGTACTGCAAAGCCACCATCTTCATCTGTACCCAAATTCAGCGCTTTGGTTTCAAGTTCGGCTAATCCATCTTCAGAGCCTTTGCGCATAAACTTGGTATAAGCTTTTTCATGTTCAATCGCATCTTTAGATTTAGCATTTGCGCCCGAGTTTATCCGATTTGATTTAAGTTGAATCTCGTCTAATTGCTTTTCGAGATCAATTTTAATTTTCTCAAAGCTTTTTAACTCTGTTGTTAGTGTTTCAACCTGACCTGCTAGTTTACCTTTTTCAGATTCAACTGCGTCAAAACGTTTGTCATTGGTTGTTTTAAATTCTTCAAACTTATGTTTAATTTCGTCAGCGACCAGCTGAACATCTTTTAATTCTACAGGCATGGTTATTTCTCCAGTTAGAAATTGATTGATTTTAGTAATTCAAGAGCTTGCGCCGTTTCATCCTCAACATCTCGCTGGGTAATTGCGCTGTATCCGCCAGACATGAATGCCTTGGCTTGTTTTTGACTCATGCCCACGTCTCGTAAGGCACGCTCAAGTTCTTTGGGTTTGGGTATCTCGCCCAATTCAAAAGAACTTTTTACATTATTAATTCTGCTTTCGTCATTTGAGGGGAACGTAACCAATGAAACTTCGCGTAAATCGATTTCTTTTAACCGCCACGCTTCCATTTCTTTATCATATTCCCAATCCATTAACCGATAACCGATTGACAAACCACTTATTGAGCCTGCTTTCATGTGCGCATGAGCACGTTTAGCCAGCGGGTCATCATCTACTAATAGCTTTCCTTTAACATATAGGCCGTAGTCGTCTTCTTTTATTTCGGTGTAAACCCCGATAGGCTCGTCTCGCTTGTGTTGCCATAGCAAACTTGGCATTCGTCCTTTGCTTTTCCATTCAGCAATGCTTTTACTAAACGCGCCCTTTACGATTACGTCATCGTGTGAGTCTTTATTACCAAAAACAGATGCATATCCTTCAAATTCACCTGTTTGTTGTACTGATTTAACCTCAAAAGGCGCTTCGAATTTAGTTTTTAGAGTCATCTTGCTGTCCTGGTTTGTTTGTCATATTAAGTGGAACAAGGTAGACGTCGCCGCCATCTCGTGGGTTTTCATCTTCAAAGTCTCGAATATCATTTGATGAATAAGCACCTACGTTAAACATTTTTGTGTAAAAATCGGCTCGGGCTTTCATATCGCCCCGCAATAAAGCCCGTTCATTAAATTTAAAAAATTTGTTTCCAATTTCATTTTCATTAAGCAAAGAAATGTTTAAACGCTCTTCTATTCGGATGCAGTACGGCATGAGTGATGAAGTAACAAAGTCGAGGCCCTGATGCTCTATGTTTGAGAAAGTCGCTTTGTCTAATATGCCTATTTTGTGTGGTGGTACCCGATAAATTCCGCATATTTCAGCTTGCTGAAAAGCTCGCGTTTCTAAAAACTGTGCGTCTTCGCTTGTCATGGTTACGGTAAACCACTTTAGGCCACCTTCTAGGATCAGGTTTTTATGATTACCCTCGCCTTTAAATTCATCCATTTGAGATTTTAGACGGTTGAATTGTTCATCCGTTAGTTTACCTTCGGTGCTATAACCGCCACTCGGCATTGCCGCATTTTTAAACAATAAATTACCGTGGCGTTCGGTGGCTTTTGCTAGACCAAACGTGTTTGCACAGTAGCGAACTGGACTCATACCCGTTAAGCCATCTTCACTAAATATTTTTATGTGTAGTATTTCGTCTTTACTGAGCATTTCAACATGACCGTTTGGGAAAGTAACTTTGTATTCAACTTCCCAGTTTTCGTCCATTTTAGGTTCGACGTTGTCCGGGTTTAGCGGTAAAAGTTCGCGGGCTACACCGTTAATTTTATTAATGTAGCTGTAATGATTTCCGCGAAAACACAAATGTGTAACGACTAGCTCTTTCCACTCGATCGGTGTCATAAAACCATTTGGTTTAGAGTGAACTAGCTTGTGCAGTTTGTGGCCGGTTAGTGTTTCTTTTACTCGGCCTTTTTGCTCTTTTAAGTTAAGTGGCAACATACCGATTGATTCAGAAAGCACACGAACACAACTAAATACTGTTGCAATGCGTTTTACATTTTCAGGTGTCACTGAAATACCCGCGTCACTTAGTACGCTATTAATTTGGGCTAACAGCTCAGCCGAAGTATTGATTGGTTCGCTCTTGGTGTTGTTTGAACCAAATATCTTGTTAAAAAAACCCATTATAAGACTCGTATTGATGGTTGAGCGCTAATTTCTGCAGCGTTAATCATTGCTCTGTTCATGGCGGTGAATAGGCCAACGGGGCCGTCTATTTTGTTTTCGCTTTTATTATCTGCTTTGCGTGGAAATACGTTACCGTTTAGATCTGGCTTAACCTGCAAATTACCGATCATCCAATTCATCATTGGGTTGTTGTCGTGAATAAGCTTCTGCTCAAATACCAATGCTTCAGTGAATTTCATGGATTCACTAAAGTTTTTAACCGTTTGCGGTACATGTACTGCATCTAAACCTTTATCATCTAACCGCGCGGTTAGCTGGTATGTATTCCACGGGTCCAGATTGATTTCTTTAACGTTGGGGTGAGTTTTGAGCTCAAGTATTCTTGCTTCAACTGTGTCTAAGTCCATCATTGAACCAGCCACTGTTTTTAAGTGGCCGGAATGTTCCCAGCGCTTAAATTTGGTTTGAATGGCCTCAGGTAGTTCGTCAATGCTATTTGTTGCGTAGTAAAACTCGCTTTTTACGTAAAATTTTCCGCTGCTTTGGTCGCTGTATAGCAATATTACAGCTGTCACATCGTGCATTGGGGCGTAATCAACACCTACCCAGCACGGTAGTTCGTGTACATTTTCTGGAAATTCTTGTGCACAATTTTGCCATTTGATACTGTCTATCCATTCAACTGCTGCGTCTGTCCAGTAATCCAAGTGTTTTATTAAGAAGTTTATCTTTGCTTCACCGGATATTTGCGCTTGTTTGGCCTCTGAACGCATGGTTTTTAGCTTTTTTGATTTACCCAGGTTTGGGTTTGCTTTAAACCAGTTTGATTCATCATAAGGATCGTCGTTGTCGTCTATGGTGTAAATAACACCAAAGTAACTATCGTCCTCTATTTTGCCTTTTAATATGCTGGCAACGTATTCTCTTTGTTGGTAGCAAATCCCCTCACGATTGGTACCGGCGGTTGTGATTGCAGCTGTTAATGGTTGCGTTCGAGCGGCGGTACCGTTGATTAAAACGTCCCATAGTTCACGGGTTTTATGTGCGTGTAGTTCGTCGACAATGTTGCAGTGGCTGTTTAAACCATCGAGCGAGTCTGCATCACGCGCTAACGGTCTAAACCTGCTAAAACTCGACTCGACCGTTAATTCAATTTTTTGAACTGAGAATATTTTTTTAAGCGCTGGACTTTTTTTAACCATTTCGGCGGCAGCATCAAACACAATCTTGGCTTGGTCTTTTTTGGTTGCTGCAGAATAAACCTGTGCACCGCCTTCACCGTCAAACGCTGTCATGTAAGTGCCAATGCCGGACAGCAACATTGATTTAGCGTTTTTTCGAGGTACTTCTAAGTACAATTTGTCGAATCTACGTACCCAGCGGTCAAGTTCATCATCAAACCGGTACCAGCCAAAAACATTTATTAAGACAAATGACTGCCATGGCTCTAAATAGATCGGCTGACCGGATAACTCGCCCTCTACATGCACACAAAAGAACGGGAAATACGTTAGTATTTTTTCTGCATGCTGGCGCGAAAAAGCTAATCCTCGCTCTTGGCCGTGGTGTAAGTCATTTAAAAAACGCTGTGCGGCCTGACGAACATAAACACATTGATTTGAGTCTGGTTTTGCGGCATCCATTGCATATTGAATACCATCGTCAACCGTTGCGTTTTTTTCCAGTGCAGATTCAATATTGTCTATTAAGTCCATTAATTAATGGCCCGTTCGGCGGGTAATGTTGCTGTAACTGAAAACATGTCGTTTTGTTTACCCGTGTTTTGAAATTTATTGCTAAACATGTCAAGTAACATGGTGGCCGCATCAGTCTCGCTATTCATTTTTGCAATAGATGATCTGGCAGCTGGCGTTGCACCAAACTTTGCTAAATGTTCGGACAGTCGTTTATCCCAATCACGCAACGCTTTTGCGGCTGGATTTTCTTTTATAATTTTATGGCCGCTGGTACTGGTGGTTTCGTAAAACTCACCCATATCATCAACCATTTTTTTTGTCTTGTGCCACTGAACAAATGCATTGGCAAGTTGGCGAAGCGCAATAGAATCTTCGCGACCAGCAATCCCTGCATGCTGAAACATTTCAGAGAGCTTACTATAAACAACTTTTTCGTCTGCAAGCTCGGTATGCGAATAAGGGGCAATCCCTTCTGTGCTTTTCATTTCGTCAATTTTGCGATCAGCCCTTAAAGTGCCTGACGCAGCTTTAATGGCATCAGGTTTTCTTGGTCTACCTCCTGCCATGTTAGTTACCTCTCAATAATTAAATTAACTCTCAAAAAAAAGTTTTAGTTTTGGCATTTACGTAAGAAAAATTATGGCGGCGGTACTAGGCCAAAAGGCTGTAGAGATTTGACCCCGCCCCCCTATATTTGAATTGAAAAATGGGTTTATCTTAATCTTTCAGTAGCTGTCTTGGTGTTGTGGCATGCATTGCATAACGATTGTAAGTTTGAATCGTCATCCGTTCCGCCATGCTCTTTGGGTATGATGTGATCAACACAGTCAGCTGGTACCGCAATGCCAAGCTTACGATGCTCAACACATAAATAATCATCACGCTTTAAAACTCTTGGACGAATCACATTAGACCAATGATTACCATAACCTCTTTGATGTCTATTACCCTTGTCTCGTTCGTTCTTGTGCCAGCCTGCCTTATCCTTGTGCTTATCACAGTAACCATTGTTTGCTTTACCACTTACAGTATTACGGCAACCTGTTTGTCTGCATGGGCGCTTAATCGCCATAACGCTTTAACCTTTGCCTATTGTCATCGTTTAACTGCAGCTCACGACAAACAATCATTAGCAGAACTATTAGTAAGTTCAGCTCAATGATTGCTAACAGAATCATTAGAATCCTAGAGCCGTAATGAATGTTACAGCGGCCTCAACCGCTTCTGGTGGAACAGTAACGCCTGCAATCCCCAGCACTAATGAAATAACAACCGCTTTACCCTTACGAGTTTTTAAGAATCTTTTAATAGTTTCCACGATAATAAACCTAGTTAAATTAGACAGGCCATAGCGCATGGCCCAAGCGACTAACCAGTGCACAACTGCTCTGATTGTGGGATGTAATGCGCATAACGCTTAGCATTCTCTATGTACTCAGATGGCTTACCTTTACCAGCTTGAGTGTTGTAATGCTGCTTCCAATATCTGGCACGCCAATTAACGCTGGTCGGAATGGGATTAGGCACAACCAAATAACGAATACGACACACAATGAACGCAAGCAATGGTGATTGGTCCAGCTCTTCCCATTGCACTTGCATGAGATCAACACCAAAAGCATGCTTAACCTTTGCTTGATAACGTTCGAACTTTTCATTTTGTAACCAATTGAATGTAGAGAAATCGACTTGAGTTAACCCCATGCCAGCACTTCGCCAGGTATGATCTAAGTAATGACCTAACTGTGTTTCTTGAGCAGCTGTTTCTAAAATTAATACATGAGCATTGTTATTGCTGCCGTAACCCAACACATCACAAACCGCAACCGCAACAGATTCAGCGTGAGTTGCATCAACCAAGCCATACAATGCAATATTCATGTGTTACCTCTGATCCTTACGCTGGTCATAAAACTGCACGCGATACTCTGCAAGCGCAGCTCTTAGCTCAAGTTTTAATTGAGAGACAGTTTCAATTCTGTCTCGCTCGAAACGTTCATCTAACTGATTTAAAAACTCTGCAAACTCGGTTCGTGGTAAGTAGGTACCGGCGAATTCGAGCTCAAGCTTTTCGGTTTTTTTCTCAACTGCTGCAATGTATCGATTGTTTTCATCAGCCAACTTTTCAATCGCATTTAAACGCTTATCAGTTGCTTCATACTCACGCTGCTTAGTTCGCGAGATAAAATTACTAACAACCTGAAACACAGCGATTAGAAGCGGGATTAACCAAGCCATATTCGCACTGTCTAACGCCATGAAAACAATCCTTAGAAACGAAAAAGCCCCGCTGGCATAAGCCGAGCGAGGCTAAGGGGTAAATTTATAGTGATGCAGAAACGAAAAAGCCCCAGCAATTTGCTAGGGCTTTAAATACATTTCTTCTCAGATTTTGCCATACTTTAAAACTATCATGTTCAACATGCAACCCCTACGCTGCTAAATTTTCAAATTCGTTAAAGCAAGATAAAAAACCATTAAGCCACCGCTCGCCATTTCTAACGTCTTCAGACGCTTTAATACGACAACGATAAGAACTGATCTTTTTCTCTTTGTAAATTATATTACCGACATACTGCATCGAATGCTTATCAACGTAATACAACAACAACGCTTGATAACAAATCAAATCTCGTTTTTTCAACACATTCAACGCCCTGTCAACAACAATCGCCAAATCATCACCCAGCGGCTCAACATCACCTGAACTTGCATGAACGTTATCACGAATCAAACAAGCCATGGGCGCACCATACCCCAGCGAACCGCGCCCATCTTGCCTCACCCAAACAGCCCAACGCTCAAGTAACACCCCAATATTCCCCACAGCGCCCCCTAATCAGCTAGCTTTTAGAAACGGAAATTTCTCCCGTAACTCTTCAATCTTAGATAAATTTTTCTGCCGATGTGCATCATCACAAACACCCAATCGAGCGACAGGTTTAGAGCGAGGATCATTAAAATTACAACCATTAATCGCCCGACGTACATACCAGAGATACACCCGCTCAACAGCATGAAATTTAGCTTTATAGCGCTTAGTGTCTGGCGAACAACGACCCGCAGCGACAATCTCGCTATGATGCAAATTAGGGTCTTTACCGCACGCGATGAAAAACGCAAACAAATGCACCTTCGTCCAATCATCATGCGCATAAGGATTTATCAGCTGCTTCCAGATTTGGTCAACAGAAGGATAGCCGAAATCCGTAGGTACCGGCTCACACGCGCGCAAAAACTCAGGTAACGACAGAGGCCAGATTGTTTTATCGGCTTGAGTAATCAAAATAACACGCTCAACATCAGCAATCGAAATACGATGTTTTTCTAACGTATTAAACCAGTCACTTTTCGCAGAATCTAACTGCTCGACTGAATCAAATTTAGACGTGAACTTTGCATCCCAAAAATTTACTGAAAACTCAAACCAGCGATCAACCGCCAGTTTAGACTCAGCGAACACAGGCCTAGTTGACGTCGATGATTCTGTTTTGGCTGCTGGCATAGATGGCGGCTTTAACTGCTTGCTTGTTCGACTGACTGCTGTTGTGTTTTGAAAAGTCTTGATTTGCATGATGACCCCTCTGATTACTCTGATTAGCTTTCCAACTTGCGCAATAGCCGACAAAAAGCTTGCGCCAATGCTGGATAGGTTTTAACTGGTTAAAAAACTTCTCTTGCGATTGAAACTTAACGAGAACAGTTTGAAGAAAATCTTTATCAAAATTTATCGCTGAGATTTTTAATTGATTTAACAACAAATCATCAATCTGAAAATCATCAACTGAAATAGACGAAACACCCTCGCGCGCGTTAGAGAGAGTATTATTACTAGATATACTAGATATGCCCCCGTCATCGGTGTTTTTAGCGCCCCCCTTCATGCCCCCTTCATTGCTCGCCTGATTACGATAAGCATCTGAATTTAAATGATTATTTTTAAATTCTTCCCCCCCGTCATTACCGCCCCTTCCGCGCCCCTTCCGCGCCCCTTCCTCGTTTGGACGGAAAAATGCAGAGTCGACCAATTCCAGCCTAAACTGCATAGGAATAGCATTGCCTAAATGATCTAACCGACGACTAATCCAACCACGCGCCACGGCACGTTCACACATTTTTTCAACCTGTTTGTTAGTCAATTTAAGGGGGGGAAGCTTGCTGCCCCGATCTGGAATAAACTCAAACGCCGCAGCAATAGTAGACTGACGAATAGCACAATGAACGCCAATAGTTTTTGTAGCGTAATCGCTCACAACATCGCGCAAGTAGTGATAAAACAAACGATCGACCAGCGGTATATTGTTTTGCCAAACGGCGGCTATCTCAGCTTGGTTCACGCCGCCCCCTCAAGCTTAGGATTAACAAAATCACTAGGATCGACCTGCATAGAAGGGTTAAACGCCGCAAGCCAGCCTAGCCGGCTTGTATCGAAGTCTTTGGAACAAATAACAAAACGGCTATAAACAAAATACTCTTTAATCGACTCAAAAATGTCGCTTAACGCCTCGTGCTTATAGGTTTTATGCTCCACAGCTAAAGCCTCAAGCTCAGGCCGAGAGAATCGACACATTAACGCCACCGCCGACACATCTAACATTCTATAATGCAAATAACTATGCAACTTTGGCATTTGACAACGAATAAAATTACGGTCAAACCCAATACTATTACCCGCCAAAACCGCGCCTGTTTTAGCTGCTCTGTCATACGCATCACAACCGTTCGATGCCAGCCAGTTCAAAACAATGCGCTCGGCTTTATCTAACGTAATGTCAGACTGCATACACTCAGCCAGCAAACCCGACTCATGATGCGTTTGCACGGCCCAGTTAGACAATTTATTTAACTCAGACTCCGGCTGAAATAGCGGAATACGAATCGCACTAACCGGATTTAAATTGGTATCGGTTAACACACACGCAATTTCTAAAATTGGGTAAAACTCCATCCCCAACTTGCCATTATCTAACCGGCCATCCAACCCGCCGGTTTCTAAATCAAGCCACAAAATAAACTGACTCATAGCACCCCCTTAAAACGATAGAGATCACCCCTTGAGTCTGCTAATGTTATAAGCGCCAACCAACAACAAAACCCAAACCAAGAGGTGAAAATGAGTAACGAAATACAAGAACTAAGCGATCGCTTAGCAAGGTTAGAAACGACCGCCAATGTCCACCAAACAGTGATAATGTCACTTATGGCAATGCTTAAAGCGGTGAAAATGGACACAGACAAACACTTAGAGACGCTGGCAGTTCCATTTTTAGAAAGTGAAACAGTTTCAGAAGAGTTTAAATCAGAACTGAATGAGTTTCTAAAAATGGCAAAAAATGGCCTATCAGGCTTTAAATAACCAAGACTTACAGGGACTTTCACAACCGCCGTCCCCGCTCCGTAATTGAGATATTAATCGCGTCATAAAGAGTTTCGTTATGACGCGTTAAATTCACATTAACTTCCCGATTGCACACACAACATCGACACTTAAACCAGCGTCTAAAATCTAATTTTCTAAAGTCTGGAAATCTGAATTTCATACTTACCCCTGTTTATTCATACACCAAATCAAAAAACATAAAAAACATGCTGCCCCCCTAAACTAAGTGCAATGAAAAAAGGAGGCAGCATGAAAAACAAATCGTTAAGCCGCGTCTTGTTGCGGCGGCAATTTTGGTCGAAGAACCGCAGGCGATTCAACGCAGTATCCCGCTTGCGCGAGCGCGTCTTGGTCACACGAAACCAAAAGAAATGAATTAAGCCGCCTTAGCTGGTTCATCCTCAGGTGGAAATACATCATCTAATTCACAATTAGCACCATGTTTGTTTAATGCTGAAACGATGTTTCTGCATTCTTTCATGTTTGGGGTCCTTAGCCCGAGCTCATAATTAGATATTCGAGCCTGACTACCAGACCATCCACAGGCAGACGCCAGTTGGCTTTGAGTGAGATTAAGTTTAATTCTTAAGCTTTTAATATTGTTCATTTCACCGACCAAATACAACACGTTTCGTTATATTTTGCATAACGAAACGTTTATTGTCAACTATAACGTTTTGTTGTTTTATTCGCTTATGAAAAAAATTTCCGAAAACATAAAAGCTGCCCGCAAAAAAAAGGGGTGGACACAAAAACAATTAGCCGATCACTGCAAATGGGATGAAGGCCAAGGTCGTGTATCCAATTATGAGCGTGACTTTAGGCAACCGAGTGTTGATGATTTATATACAATCAGTAAAGCACTAGGTGTTGGTATCCAAGAGTTAACTGGTGATTATTCAATAGCAATGGCGACACCAAAGGTGAAAAGTTCAGTCCCACTGATTAGCTGGGTGCAGGCAGGAGCATGGCACGATATAATAGATGTTTTTCAGCCAGGGGATGCAGATGAATATTACCCATGCCCAGAAAACCACAGTCCCTATACCTATGCTTTAAAAGTTGTTGGTGAGTCAATGTCTCCCGATTTTATAGAGGGTGAAATCATATTTGTTGATCCAGAAGTTGAGGCTAGACATGGGTCGTGCGTAATTGTTAGGCAAAATGGAAATACAGAATCGACATTTAAACAATTAATAATTGACACTGACGGAAAGCGACTGAAAGCCCTGAATCCCGACTGGAAACCTAAGTATATTGAACTGCTGCCCGATGCTGTGATTAGCGGAGTTGTGATTGGCAGTTATAGAAAAAGAATTTAATAAATTATCAAACTAAAGGAGTAGCACTTGAAGCATCAAAATTTCCACATTCTGTTGATAGGGCTTGTCTTAATGGGCTGTCAAGCCACTGGGCCCACCAGTCAAAATACTTATACCAGCAAGTCAACGGCTAAAAACTTAAATGACTGCACGTCGGAAAGTTACAATAATTTGCCCGGCCCTGAATTTTCTTACACTGGCGAAGCGAGATATGTAAACCATTATTTTAACGTCGTCCCTGATAGCTCAAATTATAAATATGGAAAGGATTACTACACACCTTTGATTGAAAGTAAATTCAAATTTACCGGGGATTTAGCTCCAAATGAATTCAAATACCACAACCCATACATTAAGGTTTTAGAAGTTGACGGCGTTGCCGTTCAGTTTAAATCAAATGTAAATAGTTTGGTTGTTACTGAGTCCTGCAAGCCATTTTGGTTTAGCGGGCATGTTAACTATAACAATACTTTAGGAAGAGGGGCTCAAATATTTAAAAAGACTGACGGTTCAAGAGTAGATTTGAATGACTTTCAGTTTATCTACGGAAAAAGCAATGTCACACCGTATGAAGCAACCGCAGTAGTTGATATAGATAAATTCTCCAAAAGAGCGACTATTAAAACAAAGTATACTGATGGTTTAATGCTGAGAGCTTGGAGTGACAGCGAGCTATCTAAAAAGCCAGACCAAATTCAAGTTTATAAAGAAATATCTTTAAAAGATTGGTCTTATTTTGATAGGGCTATTAGTGATGATGGTCAAGCGAGAAAACTAGTCAAGATAGACACTGATGTTAGGGATTGTGATGGCACTTTCGGTTGCTGGGTTTATGAAACAATCGGCGTGACCGTTCCTTTGGATTATGTAAAAAACAACAAAGATGGATTCGAAATACAGGTTTACGGTAAGCAAAAATCTATAATAAAAGTCCCCAAATATCAAATATCAGCAATGCTAAAGTTTTTAGAGAGTATCAAATAACCCAACCTAACATTAAATTTCTTATAAACCGCCATCATGGCGGTTTTTTTATACCTAAAATTTTAGTTATTTAGACTACCCCTAGCTTAAATTCAAAAAAAAATACATTCAAACACTAAAATATAACGATTCGTGTTGACATAAAATAACACGCTGCGTTATATTTGATGAAGAATTGACATTTAGAGACAAGTAATGGAAAGAACACCTACAGGCTATCGCTACGACAAAGTAGAAGTTGACATAAAAAACCGACTCAGCCCGCGCAGCGCGCAAGCATTAACACTTGCAGCAACGGGTATGCCGCGCAAGCAAATAGCAAAAGAATTGGGATTAAAACAATCCTCAATTAGCAGCTTGTTTGATGCACTTTATTTTCAGCTGGGCGCAAGAAACATCATAGACGCCATCTACATAGCGGTAACCCAAGGTTACATGCGCTACCTGTGCGCCATATGTTTAGTGCTGTTTAGTTACATGCAAACAGACCAACCCATACGCAACCAAACGGCGCGCGTTCGCATCGGTTCGCGGCACGTTCGAAACAACAGAACACGCCGCCGCGAAAACTTAAACAACACAATTGCATAGGAGCATCAAAAATGGCTCAAGTAATCGCACTACCCACATGCAACAAAAACCGAATTCAACAGTTAGCTGCTGTTACCACCGTGTTTTGCGTAAACAAGCGCAAAGCACCTAAAAAACCAACACCGCCAACCCCGCCATTTGGCGGTGATGCGGCATAACCAACTGTTCGGAAATTCCGAATAGTTCAAAAACAAAGGGGTAAACAAATGAAGCATTTACAACAAATGCGCTCTGTTAAAGAGCACTTTCAAGGCCTAGCAACACAAATGCCGCACGGCAAGCAATTAGACGTGCGCACTGTCGATGATGGACTGATTTACGTTTGCTTAAGCGCTGGCCCAACGCCCGGGACAATCATTGCAGAAAAAACGTTTGATTTTAATCAACCACAAGCGCACGACGCCGCGATGGATTTTGCAGCGCGCCACTTATACAGCCAAGTTGTAATTGGAATGAGTGTAGCGGCATGAACAAACGACTAAAACGCATACTAAAAGCTTACGTAACGTGCGTATGTGTTGTGTTATCGCTTATCACGCTGTTAGCGATAGACGCAAAGTTAAATGAAGAAAAGGTAACAGTAGGAATACAGCAATGACAGAGCAAAAACCAACGCTTTCAACGGTTCCAAAAGTTGAGCCAAAAAACAACGACACCGACATTAACGACTTTTTAAGCGAGTTAAATGCAGGTGTATACAAAGACAAAGTACAGCACGTACTGAGCCAAGTTGCACTAGCCGTCGTGAATCACGGCGGCAAAGGCAAAGTGACACTAGAGTTTGATTTTAAACAAATCAACAACTCAGACCGCGTACACATAGACCACAAACTCAAGTACACAGCCCCCCGACGTACTGGGAAATTCAGCGAAGAAGACACCACAAGTACACCAATGTACGTGGGCCACGGCGGCAAAATCACCCTATTTAGTGAAACTCAAAACGATATGTTTGAGCGCTAATTTTTTAACCTAACCAAAAGAGAGAGAATACAGTATGTCAATGGATCAATCAGCAATTTTACAGATTCAAAAAAGCGAAACATCGAGAGCACTAAATGGAGACTTACTCGAGTTAGTCGATAATGCCGCCATTGCGGTACCCAACGACTTTTCAATTAAAAGTATTGAGCAGTATCAACCGACTCGACAACGCTTTCGCGGAAAATTTAACACACTGTCATTAGATGCGTTTACAGACTACGTAGCAAAAAAAGCAAAAACAGAAACAAACAGCACCGTTTTTATTGACGACATACGTATGACAGCCAGCTGCATATTCGACCTAGGCGGCAGTGTAAACCCGCTGCACTGCGAACACAAAGCGCATTTAGATTTACCCAGAACAGCGCCGTACAGAGCCCTGCTTGAATTTAACGGCGAAACGTTAACTCAATCTGAATTTGCCGAATTTTTAGAAGATTGGCGTCACAACATAAAGTGCTTTGATATTTTAGAAGACGAAATAAACGTAATAGCCGCGATTGCCCGGGTGCGCAAAATTACCATCGACAGCGCCCGCTCAATAGAAAGCGACGTGCAAAACTTTAGCAGCTCAGCCAGTGCAATGGAAAGAGTAGAAACGCGTAATGCCGAAACACTGCCCGCCACTATACTTTTTTGCTGTATCCCCTATGCAGAGCTAGAAGAACGCGTCTTTGAATTACGCATCAGCTTAAAAACTGGCGGCACCCAACCCATGCTAGTCGCCCGCGTAATTGGGTTTGAAGCGGTAAAAGAAGAACTGGCCGAAGAATTTAAAAACGTGCTAGACGACAAATTAACCGAAGCCGAGGTACATACGTTTATCGGCACATTTTCAAGCTAACACCAATCGAACTATCCGGAATTACCAGATAGTTCGATTTCCTTCAACTTTCACATGTTCGGAAAAACCGAACAACTGGGGAACACGCAATGAAAAATCTATCCGCAAAAATAGACGTGCAATTAGAAGAAAATGAAGCCCCTTGTATATGGGGTGAAATATTCTCAGCGCCCATGTCTGGCGTTGATGTCGCAAAACTAATTACGAAAATTAACGACGTAAAAATTGTGACCTACTTTTCAAGTGACGAACACCTAATTGCATGCTGTAAAGCGCATCAATTTGAAGTTGATGACAAACGAATGAGAGCTGCAGCATGATTCACCTGAGCGCCAACCAAACAAAAGCCATGCTGAAAATGTTATCGCTGATAGAAACGCGAGACATGCTTAATGCTGGCATGACCAAGCACGAAATAACACTTGTACAAGAAAGCTACATTGAACTGAAAAAACAGGAAAAACGCTATGACAACGCAGCGTAACGTTTTAGATGTTTTTGACGTAGCAGAACACTGCGAAGTGTGCATACGGGACACCGAAACGGGCGAAATGATTCAGCTTTCTGCATCTGATAACACAGTAACAGCACTCAGAGCAGCCAAAAAACAACTATCGCGATACATGAAAATCTGTGATCAACTTATTAAATCAGACGAACCGACAGAACCGGCCAGTCAGATTGAAGCAAATGAAATTTAGGAATTTATTATGAGCTTTAAACCCTCGCTACTCGAACTAAAAATAATCGCTGCATTGACAAACAGACCAATGCTAACAGCTGATTTGTTTCACGAAGTAACAGAACTGGAGAGCCAGCACCAAGCTGCAATGTGCATCGGCAATTTAGTTAAGGCAGGTGTAGTGAAAAAGCTAAATTCAGACAACGGTTTTACATTAACAGATTTGTATCGTGAATATTCGCGCCTAGCGTTTGTTGTTGACTTACTCGTACAATCAAAACACAGCAACAAACACTCGCTAGACGTGAAAACAAGAGTTTTGCAGCACTTTATTACAACATGTCGTGACGATGTGGCAGATGTATTAGAAAGCATTGTTGAAGATTTGAACGTGTTAAATAACCTGCAAGGTTCTAGCAGCAAGGAGGCCGCGTGATGCGCCCCACCAGATCAGAGCGGTTAGATACTAGCCGACAACAGCAAAGCTTACCGAATGATATAGCGCAAGATAAAAACGGCCACCTGTATTGCGGCGTCGCTTGTCTTGTTTGCACGGGTGAAAACGAGTGGACCCAACCCGGCGGCAAAGTTATTAAAGATAAACTGCAAGCGTTCGCAAAAGTTAGAAATATGAATTACAAAATGAGTAAAGTGGCATGAAATTTAATCAACAGAACAGTTTTGTATTTAACGGCACGTACCATCGATATCGATGGTTTTTAACTGCGATTGTTGCGGAAGATAAAACTAATTATTGGCATTCTGCAAATGAGATATTAGATCCACGCCCCATTGAAGATATATGTGCGATTTTGGCAACTCACTACTCCGAGCCAAATAAAGCAATACAGCTTATGAAAAAAGGAAATATTCTTACATTACGAGAAACGCTTAAAAGTTCAGATGTAGATAATAACTATCATCAATTCAGTAACCAGCCCGATGCATATTGTATACATCAATACAATGTGCATGACTCTAACGAAAGTTTATTTTGGCAAAGAAAAATAAACTTTATCGAGTTCACTGGCACTAATTGGCGTTCGTCTTTATTGCCTGATGAATTCTTTAAACCTAAAAATGTTACGCAATTTGAATTGGGATTTTTGATGTGAAAAAACTATTAATCAAACAATGCCCTGATCCGCTTCGCTGGTACCGAAGGTTAATCGGACAAACTGTACCGTTTTTGGGTGATGTTGGTACCGAATACAAAAGCAAAGAACCCGAGGGTTACATTAATTTTGTTCAGTATGAAGATGCTGAAATTATTGAAGGTGATGAAAATGGCTAAATTACTTGATAAAAAAGAATTTATGCAGCGTTTACACTGTGGAACTACTAAGTTTTGGCAAATCTCTAAGCAAGATCCAAATTTCCCAGAACCACATGTAACCATAGGTACGACGAAACTATGGCTAGACGAACAGGTAGATGATTACATTGTAAATGGATTAAAAGGAAAAGAGATTATATTGAAAAAGGCGGCTTAGCCGCCTTTTACTAATTAATAGAGTTTAAAAGAATATCATCCATTTTTTTAAGCAACTTTCTATCTTTTTCATTTATTGTAACTGTTCCCTTAGAAACTGGACTCTGCCCTAGTCTCTTTAACTGCCTAATTTCATAAGCCGCATCGATGGGACTAGCACAAACAGCCCCGGCATTACGAGCGATTTTATCCAATTCGTCCATTACCTGTACTTGCTGTAAAGCATCGGTTTTACTTCCCATTACAACGTTTTTGTTTAAGTTAGTCATCTTGACCTCGCCTCCAGTAAATATATCGCCGCCTTTGCTATGACATGCTTGTACTATTGATTTCGAAACCTCAGCATCCAGCCCAGTATTTAAAATATTCGAAATGGCCTCTTTTAAAGATTTTTGCTTACAAGCTCTCTCATTAGCCGTCTTTATCTTAAAAATTGGAAGTTGAATATTTCTATTCGTTTTATGCGCTTTGTACATTTTTGAGTTTTTACCTGAACCAATTGCAAAAACTTTGACGTCTAAAGGCGCATCAGTAGAAAGTCTATAAATTTCGTCTTGACCAAAATCATTTTTTGGTGAATTGGCGAATAACTTTAGCTCACCATCATACTTTAGAATATTAAATTGAATATTATTCAATTTAGATTTATATGTTACTAAGTCTAGAACGTGATCCGCATTTTGTAAAACCTCATCGTAAAGCGACAAAAACCACTTAAACGCAATATTTGCTCCAGCAAAACCATACAACACCCCGTTGATAACAATAGTTTTACAAAAATCAGGTGAATCTATCCATTTAACAAGCAATCCATTACTAACTAGGCTCACCCTACTATCTGACGCCATTCTAGCTTCGTCACCATCGTTCCTAAATATCGTTGTAGTCATTCTATCCATTCCCATGTTAGGCGATGGATATTAAAGCAAAATTGAAGAGATTTGAAATCAATTTTGCGAATAACTAATGCTATTTAGTATATATTACTTATAAAGCGTACATTTATTCTTAAAAATCAACTCATGATAACGCTCGTACGCGTCTAACTGTTCATCAATCCAATCGTGCTTATTATAAACGGCCATTACCCCACCCAAAACATGGCCTAACATTTTTTCAGTTACGTGCGGCTCAACACCTTTTTCAGATAAACGAGTTGATAGCGTTCGTCTAAAATCATGAATACGCCAATGCTGAATATCTAACTTTACTCTGAGCCTTGCAACCATTTTATGAACAGAATGAACATCCAACGGTTTAGTGTAGCTTTGCCCAGGACACAAATACTCAGTGTCGGGATATGCAGTTATTAACGTTTCGATAATTCGTAAACATCGTTCGGGAATTGGCCGACGTATTGGCTTATTAATTTTTGAACGTTCCGCTGGAACTGTCCAAGTTCGAGCGTTTAAATCAAAATCAGACTTTAATGCAGATCTAATTTCTGACACTCGCGAACCGAAAAGCATTGTAAGCTGAACAATAGATTTAGTATTTAAACCGCATTTAGTTTGCTCAAGCGCCACCCAAATTTTATATAACTCAGGCAGTGTTAAAACCCTGTCGCCCTGCTTGGGCGTTTGCCCAACATCGCGGGGCTGGATATCTAACAGCGCGGGCCTTTGGATCATAGAACGCCTGTAACACCAACTTAAACAGTTTTTCATTACACGCAGTACATTGTATGAAACAACCGGCTTATTTTCTTGTATAGAAATTCTATCAAAAAATTGCAGCCATTCGTCTGTTCGCACTTTGCACGGCGATCTAGTTGGAAATAACCCAACTACATATTTATTGTATATTTGTTTGTAAACGCCAACTGTTGATTTGCGTAAATTAGCATTTACATGAATTGAAAACCAAGCTTTAAAGCAATCGTCAATGTTGTTCTTGGGCTTCGTTTCGCTCGCATAACGCGGATCAACGCCATCCATAACAAGTTTACGCAGCGGTAACAAACGCTCACGCGCTTCTGCTAGTGTTAGCTCTGGATATCGGCCGATTGTATAACAAACGGGTTTGCCGTTTATTCTATATCTGTATTGAAATGCGATGGTACCTTGCTTTGACACCCGCGCTGACATACCATCGCGATCAGCAACCGTTTTTACAGAGTCATTTTTTTTGTTAAGAAGACTTCTTAGTTTTGCATCAGTTAGCGGCAT